CAGGCACAAGCACGTATCGGGAAATCTTTGGGACAAGTTTCTATTGGTTCTCGATTTTCGGGAGCTTTCGCCATAACTACTGGCGTCCTCTTGATACCATTTCATTTCGTACCAAAAGAAACAACACTTGTCACATTTACCCTGGGTAAAAGAGTGATCAAATTTATGCTCAACCCCGCATTGGTGGTTCGTATTAAACAGGCAGATCTAGCGCTTGTATACGCACCTAACACTGGTCCATTGAAGGACACAACTCAATTCTTCATGCAAACCAACATCACTCAACCTATCCAAGCCACAGTAATGGGACTTCGAGCAGATAGCTCCCCATTCAAATCGCGCATTATGTGGCAATTTACTCCTGGAGTAAGCAATGGTCCCTATGTATTTAATGGGGCCTATTACAACCTAACCGGCATGAACACTTTTGCTGGTATGTGTATGTCGCCTATTATCTCAGAGACTCGTTCTATGGGAATTTTAGGCTTCCACATTGGAGGTGTAACCAACACTTCCAAAGGTTGTGGAGTGTCCGTTCTCGCCACAGATATTACATTTGCTATGCAAGCACTTTTTAAGCTTAGCAAAACATTTGTGGCCGGTCCGCAAGCTTCAGATATAGAAGACGTTGTAGCTGGTAAGACTATTTTAACCAGCCCTGACATTCACCCTAAATGTCCATCTAATTTTATTTCTGAAGATGCAGCAGTAGAAGTATATGGTTCTGTCATTGGCAGTAATCAATTCGACTCGGCTGTTATTTCCACTCCTATTTCCGATATTGTGGAAGAAGTCACTGGCGTAAAAAACCAGTGGGGACCTCCTAAATTTGTCCAACCCATCGTGCGCGACGATGGACATACGGATAATCAACGTTGGAAACCTTGGTATGCATCTCTCAGTGTATGCTCTCAACCTTCTAATGGTTTCGACCCGGAACACGTCGAATCAGCTATGGACGATTATTTAGCTGAACTAAAAGAAGCATTTGAGGAACAAGAACTCCTATGGAAAGAAGACATGAAACCACTAGACAACGTGGAAATTGTGTCAGGTACCGACGGTAAACGATTCGTCGACCAAATGAACGCGAGTACTTCGATGGGATATCCTATCGGTGGCAAAAAATCAAATTATTTAATAGATTTGGAACCCACTGAAAAGAATTCATCACCTCGTACCTTCAAACCAGAAATTTGGGCACTCGTCGATGAACTAATCGAACGTGCCACTGAGGGCAAATTTCTCAATCAAATATTCGGATCTTCTCTAAAAGATGAGCCAACCAAGCTCTCTAAGGATAAGGTTCGCGTATTTCAAGGCGCACCAATTGCCCTACAAATCATTATTCGGAAATATTACTTACCCATAGCACGTTTTTTGTCTGTGAATCCGTTATTATCCGAATGTGCTGTAGGTATCAATAGCCATGGTCCAGAATGGCATGAATTAAGTGAACACATGGCTAAATTCGGTGATGATCGTATCATTGCTGGAGATTATGCTAAGTATGACTTAAGAATGCCAGAACAACTTACTCTGACTGCATTTGCTACCATGATTGAAATCGCACAATGGAGTGGAAACTATACCACTCTAGATATCAAAATTATGCAAGCCATTGCACATGATGTTTGTTCGCCTTTGATTGCTTTCAATGGAACTCTACTCCGTTTTATGGGCACCAACCCATCCGGACAGAATATGACAGTCTATGTCAACAGTATCGTCAATTCACTGTTACATAGGTTGGCTTTCCATTCATGTTATGATACTACTGAACTTGGACACATTGGAGAAAAACTCAAACTCTCTCGTCCCGCACGTTTCAGAGATCTTGTCGCTGTTTCCACTTATGGAGATGACGCCAAGGGATCTGTACGTGAGGGATATGACAAGTTCAATCATGTATCGATGGCTAATTATTTAGCAGCCAACGATATTGTATTTACCATGCCCGACAAAGAGTCAGAACCAGTACCATTTATGTCTCGGTACACAGCTGACTTTTTGAAAAGGAAAGACTTATACAACCCCGATCTTGGGGTCTATGTTGGAGCACTGGATGAGAATAGTATTTTTAAGTCTCTCCACTCCATTTTGGAATCCAAGGTCGTTACCCCTTTGTCAGTTAGTGCCATGAACTTAGATGGTGCATTAAGGGAATGGTTTTACCATGGACCACAAACTTATGAAATGCGTCGGGAACAGGTATCCAAGATTGCTCTTAAAGCTAATCTTGCTGTTCCAGGCGTCCTTCTGTCCTACAAAGATCGTGTCGAACAATGGCACGACAAATACACACCTCAGTCGGGAACTCGTCCCGATGAGGATGTTGTTGATCATACACTCTTCGAATTAGGATCACTTATCTATGAACTAGAATCAGTCTTAGGCCCTCAAGCCTTAGAATATTCACGTTTACCAGATGATGACACCGAAGACGAAGAAAGTGTAACCAATGAATATATTGATTTGGAAGCACGTGTGAAAGGCATTCTCGGAAGACCCACATTGGAGAATTCCGTTTTAGGAAGCCAAACCTTTGGCGAAGTAGATCTGGTTTATACTCAAGACCAGACAATTTTATGTATCGAGTGTAAGAATATAAGAGATAACCCCGATTACCACACCACTCGGGCTATTACTCAAGCAGTTAAATATTCTACCGTTTTTTCCGTTTTACGTCCGGAATGTACCGTGTACGGACTTATATGTACAGAATATGGTTTCACTATCGTCAATATTATTGGTGAACCCACATTTCCACCTAAATTTGCAGGCTTGCTACATGCAGCACCTATTCTAGCCAAGCAAAAATATTATAAAAACAAATAAAAATATCTCAGAGCGACACTCTCTAAAATGTTCCGG